GCATCCCAGACAACCATCAGCCATAAACGAATAGGCCCGGAAATGTTAGGGGAATTGTCGAATAGCTTGTCAATATCGGGAATGTTATTGTCTTTCATAGCGGTAAAGGAGCGGTAAAGGAGTTGAGGTATTCCGCCCGGCTGTCGCCGTGCGCCTGGTCAAAGGAAAAATCTGCTTCCCTGAAAAGAGGGGAGGCCGCCCGCACAGAGAAGGGAGGCCCTGTACGGGAGGCTAAACGGCTGAATGGCGAAAGGAGGGGACCAGTCAGCCGGGAGAGTATAAATTGTGGGGGTCAGGAAACCCGGCCCCCGTGCCGGATTTGCTCGCTCGGAGAAGTTGCCTTCCGGCTTCCAGTGGTTTTCTGCGTGAGGGGGCACGGCCTGGTAATCCCCCGCGGGAAACGTCCTGTCCCGCACAGGTTACACAGTACCAGAGACTTGCGCCACTGATAATGTTCAAAAAGTTATCTTGCTGCCAAGGTGACAAAGGGACTAACAGTCGTGGTGCCATCTTCCAGGGTCAATGCCTCAGACCACAAAGGCATCCCGTCGTGACGTTCAATCAATCGGGCCAACTGCTCATCAGTGGTGAAGTGCGCATGGATTGAGAGGTCAAACCTCATTTCAGACCGCAGGCCCACAACGTATTGTGACAGGTCTGCAAGGAGAATATCCCCTTTATTCCCAAGCACTTCGGTCTTTTCAGTGAAAATGACCGGCCTGGTCAGGATAGTGAACTGTCCATTGGATTCATTCATCACAGGGACTGCTGATCCGCCGGTCCCGACTGCAATGGACAGCTGCAAAAGCTGAGGAATTGTGCTCTGGTGTGCGATCCACACCGAATTGGAAAAACTACCAGCGTGAAGCCTGCCAACCATTTTAGTCAAATTTTCATAACGGATCGTTTTCCCCTGCCCGCCTTCCGCTGCAATTTCTATGAGGCAAGGAGCATTGAGAATCCCAAGAGGTTCGCCCGCTCCGGTGCCTTTAATGAAAGCCTTGTCCCGATAAAATGCCAGACCTTTACCGCAAATATCAATTATTTGGTTAAATCCGCCGGGGATGTCCTGCGCCAGTTCGGAACTAAATCTGAGAAGGCCCGTCAACTTTTTAGCATTCAATTCCATGTCCCGAGTTTTCGGGTCTGCTTCTGAAATGGTTTTTGCCTCACCCACATAAGAAGCCGTGAAACCACCGTATAGGGAGGTGGCGTGACTGCCAATGGACATCGCAGGGATATTACAGGTATTGGACAACATCGGCTGCACGAAGGCCCTGGGCATCACCAGCTCGTTTTCGAGGGAAACATTATGAATCTGCTTAGAGTACTCCACGGGCACAAGGAATCCGCCGTCGCTGCCCACGCCCTCGACCATGCTATTCTTAATGAGGCCAGGATGAAACCGCCCACTCATGACCGCATCGAAAAAATTGCTATTCCGGTCGGTCCACTGATAGCCGTCAGAACCGAAAAGAGACGTGTGGTCCTTACGATCCATCGGGCTCTTCAGTTTATAAGCCGACCGGCTGCTATTCGTGCCGCTGAGGGTGCCACCCAGGAGGCCAATCGTAGGCTTTCCGGGGTCCATTTTGCTAAGTTCTTCAAGCTTCCCCTGCATCTCAGCCACCAGTCCCGCTTCTTCAGAGGTCATCCTCCGCCCGGCATCGGCTGCTTTAGCGGATATGTCCGCCATCTTTTTCGTCAATTTACTAATATTTTCACGGACTTCATTGATATTATAGTTCATAGTGTTACTCCTAATTTTAAGTTTTTTTACTGCTCGACTACACTTAACACCCGCCGATCATCCCGCTGGCATCCCGCCGTTGGTAAATCGTTTCGCCCAATCGTTTATGGCCTTCATCAATTCAGCTTCCCGCTGCTTCAATGGGGATTATGTCGGCTTCCCGCCAGCATAAACACATTCCATTTCCTGATTAAACTTCGCCTCCGGCATCCCGCCAGAAAAGCGCATCCGGTCAAACCTATCTTTCCGATTCCCAGGACTCAAGCAGTCCCAGGCGTGTCAGATATTCCTCGTCATTTTCGTATAAAAATTCGATATAGGGGGCTTTTGGTGCTCCATTCTGATCCCAATGGTGCCAGCACTCCCGCTGCCGGGTTACCTTCCGGGGATGCTTGCTCTCCAGTTCCGCAAAGTACGCTTTGGGCCTCATAAACGGCTGATTTTTAGCTTGATTCTGCTGCATATAAACTTTCATAATCTCTTGTTTATTTTGTTTCCAAAATGCCTTTGGGTCACGATTGCGCCAGGGGTTTTGACTTGCTAGACTCGGGATATAGAGAGCAATGCCGCAGGTCCATCTTATCCACGAGGCGATGTCCGGGGCTCCAATTCTGGTTCGTTTGATCCTTCGCCTAGTGGTCGGCATTTATCGCCTTCCAGGAGGTCGCCCAATCCCTTTTAATGGCTCAAGGTCTAATTGTAAATTTTTCAAGCTCATCAAAAATTGAGCTCGGCTATCACGGATCACAGCACACAGCGGGTGCGCCTTTGTCCCGCCTCTGTCGCCCTTCACAGTCATCCCTTCTACAGCAACTACAGCCATTGCAGAATGCATCTGGTCATAGGCTTCAAGTCCTGTTTGCAGGATCGCCAGACCACACGAATCGTCTATGGCATATTCTTTCAGTAGTGATTTCTTTAATAATTCAGCATCTTTAGACAATTTCATCATGTTTTGTTTCCCTTAATTTTGGGCTCCTTTTGGCAACGAAGAAAAAACTTTTTTCGGCGCAAACAACTCTACCAGCGCGGTTGTAAGTGCCTGATTTCATTAAGATTCCCCCGCCCCTCCCCTGCTTGGTGACATTGATGGTAAGTAATGGTTATTATTTATTAATAAACTCATAATATAATAGAAATATCATAAATCAAGTACCAAAATGCCACATTTTAGACGATATGGAAACAATCTGCATTCTGTTCGTCCGTGAATAACCCGTAGTTCGCAGCCTCCTGGAACATCTCCCTTGCTAGATATTCACACTGCCGTTGCGCAATTTCCCTCATTGATCTGAGAGTTTCCTTGTCGTCCTTGTATTCATTCAGCATGACTTCATAATAACTGTTGAACATTTCAGCCGTTTCTGTACATCCTGATAAGAAATCTAATTGCTCTAATGATTTCATTGTTTTACCTCCATTGATTCATTGCTTCTATCGCTTCACTATCTGACAGTCCGCCGTCTATGGTCTGGATTGCCAGCCGTTCAAGCTCTGTATCCGTGAACTGTTCAAGCCAATCACTCGGAAATGGTCTGTCCTTTATAAAGTCCTGATCCCTTGAAAGTCCTGCAAGTATCCATGTACGAAGATTCAAGCCTAACTGAATCGCGTCTCCTGGATCTTTCCCGACTGGAACAATCCATCGCTTGGCTTGCTTGTAAGTGTCCAACCAGAATTGACTTGCCTTTTCGCCTGCTTTGTCAGTGTCCAATGAAACAAGGATTGAATTAGACTTGCTTAAGATTGAATCTGTCTCACTGTCTGGTTTAATTGAAGCTGATCCCAAAGCAATCGTGGTTACAAGATCACCTGCTTCTTGATTCAATAGAATTGCATCAAGTTCAGACTCGACGATGACCACGATCCGACTATCGCCACCTTGCAGGATCATGGGTGCTGTGGATGAGCCAGGCAAAAGACAGTAACGTTTCCCATTGAATAGAGACTTACGCCTGATTCTTATTCGGATCAGGTCACCGTTTAAATTGAATGTAGGGATCAGCAACCCAGCGGGGATTGTCATCTTATTGTGGCCCTCAGACTCCGGTAATCCCCATGCGGATCTCAGGTCCTGCTGCTGGAATCCTTGCCACCCAAGTCGGGCACGCTGAATAGATGCGGAAGCAATCGCCCTGCTGCGCAGTGCGCCCGGCAAGGGAAAAATCTTCCCGTCCTCAACAAAGCCATCAAAGTCAATCGAATCGGGATCGTCTGAAACCATCGCCATGTTCGCTATAGCCGCGGACAATAATGCTTCGGCGTGTTCTGTCCATTGCCAGGAAGGGGAGGAAACACTTTTTTCCTTTGACCGGGCGTCACGCGAAGCGGGACGGAAGGCCGAAGGCCGAATCCTTTTCACAGTAAATAGTGCTTCCTGAAAACTCATCCCCTTCAATTCTCTCAGATAATCAATCAGATCACCCTGCCGGTCACATTGTCTGCACCACCATTTTCCGCCACGGTATTCCGGCCAGACCCGGAACCGATCCCGCCCACCGCAGAATGGACATGGTCCGGCGTATTCGCCGCTGCGAGTGCTGGAGACTTTCTTGAGATTCAGGTCTGCTAGAAGATTCAACATTTTTTCCCCCGTCCTGGAAAAAATAGGTAACATATGGAATTAATTAATCTATCACTTATATATTCAAAAAATAACGCATTACTTTTTCTTATGCGTGATTGATAAGTTATTGAAATTATTAATATGTAACACATGTAACGTATGTAACGTATTAAGAATGAAATTGTTAATATTTTAGCTTTTGGTCTGTTTTATATTTTTACAGCGATTTCAAAATTAGTGCGTTAATGCGTTATATGCGTTACAGTGTAATAATATCAGATAGTTAAGCATCACACGTTATATTTATTAACCCGTTACATGCGTTACAGTATAATAAAATCAACTACTTATATGCGTTATAATTTTAGTATTTCCACTTAATTTCAATATTCACTTTGTCGGCATAATTTTTTCTGCAATCGGCAAGTGGGGGGATTCTATAATATCTTTTTCTGCCTTTTTGGACGCCCCATTGCTTAGTTATGAAGCCAGGACAAATATCGTGAATGTCTTGACTGAAAATATTTTTTGCAACTGGGAAACGCTCGCCGACATCACGACAAAACTGTTGGTATAGGTCGTAGAATTCCTCAATCATGTAAGTATCTACCCACTCGCTTCCGTCATAGAGAGTTCCTTCCTTGAGCATTTCCACCCAAAACCTCTTAGACGAAGGTAGTGATGAGATGATCTGGTCAAGTAATGCTTCGCTACGCGGGAACTTCCGAAGGTCAATTTTTGAAATGTCCAAGTGCAGTAGATCGTAGAGCATGGCTTCCCTGCCGCCTGAATCCATCTCATCTGAGAGTTCCCGGAAATATCCTGCATCCTGAATTTTAACTTCTGAGACATCCAAAACACAAAAGCGACGTTCCTCTTCCCCTGCCGGAACAACCCAATCGTTATTTGATGCGAAGATGAAATTGCTATGATTCTTGACCATGCAAGCGTTTTTACCCTTTGCCTCGATCATATTAAAATCTTCCGTGACCATGCCTTTAAGTGTTCCTTCAGCCTGCTTGTCACCTGTCCAGAATGATTCGTCGGCAAACACAAAAAGTGCATCCTTAAAGTGGTCGTTAAACCGACCTGAGACCAAGTGATGATTCGTGATATGCTTGAAATGTGGCCCGAATATCTTGCCAAAGTTCACGGCGAATATCCCTTTACCAGTGCCTTGTTTTCCTCGAAGGACTAACGCCACACCCGGCCTCTTTCCTCCCGGATCTTGTAAAATTCTAGCCAGCCAGGCCATTACATAACGGAAGGTTTCAGTGTCTCCATTGCAGATAACCTGGAAAATATGCTTCTCCATGCGTTTCCACTGTCCCATGACGGGCTTAACGGAGAACCCCTGCCAGAAATTATACAGGCTTGGATCTGCCTTGCCGGAAGGGTCAAACACCACGCCTTGAAACTCGCGACGCCGGGATGACTTCAGCCAGACCTTCGCGACGCACACCCTTTCTACCTTGCCATTGCCGTCGGGAACACTCGTTTCCTGATTAAGGTAGCGGTTTCGGAAATCAGGTATTGCAGAAAAATCGACGTCAGGAAGGCAGGTCACCGGATTTGAAACAAAATTCAGGACAAGAGCTTTTCCATTCAGCATGATGAAGGCGTGCTTTTTGTTCAATATATCGATAATATCAGCCGGTTCCGGTATAGTCACTGGCTCGGGTTCCTCTGTCGGCTCTTGTTCCGGCTCCGGCTCGTCAGTCCAATCTTCGCCGTCTAAGTCGTCCGTTGATTCCAGTTCCGGCTGGGATTTAAACGACGGCGCGGCTGATAGTGCTGCATCGATTTCATCATTTAATATCATGGCCTTTCCCGCCGTAAGTCATTAATTTCATAGTATAATTTACCATATTCAGTTCCAGTTTCAGGATTTCCAATTTGATTTCCATGAGGTCGTCCCGGCTTATCTCTCCATCGATTTCAGCGGCTTTTTGATCCTGTTCCGCAGCTTCCTGCCTGTAGAATTCCGCTGCCTGCCGGTATAGGAGGGCTCTGCGTTTAAGCTGCTGTTGGTCTGTTCCCATGGCCTCACCATTAGTCACGTTCTTTCGATTTCTTTTCCAGCCACTCGTCGATTTCGCTCTCAAACCACCCCACCGATTTTCCGCCCAGGTTGATTCTTTTAGGGAATTTGCCCCGCTTTTCCCACCGCCAGACTTGCGTGTCGGACATCCCAACTTTTGAAAATAATTCAGGTTTTCGTATAATTCGGTCGCTCATTTTTTCACCTCGTAAAATTATTTTTCATTCCGTTGCCGAACATAATATTGCGCTATAACTGGACAAATCCAACCCAGGATGGACAATATGGAAAGTTTCTTAAATTTCTAAAGTTCTTCCACGTACGCGTCCAAATCCCGCTTGTCGAACTTCACCAACTTGCCAATTCGCCTTGCCCTGACCGGAAATGGATTCTTCGATTTTCGTCCGGTTCTGTTGTAAATCGTTCGCGGACTGATCCCCAGGTACGCCGCGGCTTCCTCCACTGAGAGCAGCCTTTTCTGAATGTTATTTTTCATCGTAATCATCCTTATTCCTCTGATTTCATTTATTTTATTTCTGTTTCCATAAATAGATCAGCCGTAACAATAAGACCTGTGGATAATTCTTTGTAAGTTGAAAATACATATAATATTAATAGGTTATAACAAAAATAATCTGTTGATAAGTCCTGTTGGTTACCCATATGTATAAAGTACGTTATTTTTACATTAATACTTAAAAAAATTTATATGTGCGAATCAACATCCTCAAACAGCTTAGAAATATTGACAACGACAGCTTGATCGTATCCATCAGCGAATATTCTTGATATTGTCACGCTCATACACTCGGCGTGTTCCTTTGGATAGATATCTTGCAAGTTATTCAATGTGTCCACTTCAATGCCTTTCTCTTCAGAGAATTTCATCACGACACAAAAAGAAAGGCTCTTGTCTGTAATTCCATTATCCTTCATCCCCTGGTAAATTTGACGGAAAAGTTTGAAATCGTATCCAAGTAAAGAAGAAGCCGCCCATCCGTGCAGGCCATTCTCTATCAATTTTTTCAGGAGGGCTATTTTGTAAAGATCTTCGAGCGTGTAAATGTTTTTCCTGCCGTGCCCCTTTGCAACTTCGCCAGAGGGAGTGAAGAACCCTTCCTTGATCCAATGGTGCACTCTAATCCGACCAACTCCTGTTATCCGCTCCACATCACTTGCTGAAAAATTTTCCATATTAACCTCGTATGTAAAATGTACGATCACCTTACATTAAGTCATTGCCCATGTCAACACAGCAAAATAAATTTTTTTAAAAATATTTTAACAGGGCAGTGGAGCTAAGAAAACTTTGGTCACTAAAAGGTCACTAAACTTCAGGAAATAACCCCCTTTTTCACCTGTTTTACCTCTATATCAATTTGATACATGAAATATTCCAACAGATTGAAATAATGAAGGATATAGCTTGCTCTCTATTTACCTGTTGTTACCGATATTTCCCGTGAAACTAGGTTCAGGGTCTAGTGGGTGTACGCCTGTCCGGGTTCAAATCCCGGCTTCGGCACCATAAAAATCAAGGGTTTGCGAAAAATCGCAGATCCTTTTT